CTGAAGAAGGGGGCTTTGCAGAAGGTGCGATGGAGAGACTCTCTCAAACGGCTTCTGGTAAGTTCAGTACAGCGATGGACAATTTGAAGCTCGCTGGAGCTGCACTCGCTGAAGATTTGCTCCCTGTTATTAGTGATTTATTAGATATTGTGGTGGATTTAGCTCAAGAGTTTACAAAGCTATCACCAGAAACAAAAAAAATAATTTTACTTATCGGAGGGATGGCTGCTGCTATAGGTCCTCTCCTTATAGTTATTCCAAGTTTGGTATCTGGAATATCAGCTGTAGGTGTTGGATTTGTAGCTTTAAAAGCAAAAGTCTTAGCTTTAAACCTGGCACTATTAGCGAATCCGTACGTTATAGCTGGAGCTGCTATTGTAGCTCTCGGAGCTATTTTAGTCAAGACCTCTGGAGATATTAAAAACTCTCGTAAAGAAACAAACTTATTTATTGAGTCTCTTAAAGGGCTCGACAAGCAAGCGACAATTAACGCAGTTAACGAGAAGATAAGAGAAAAAACAGATGCGCTAACGAAAGCAACAAAGTCTCTCGAGATATCTAAGATACAAGCAGCGAGAGCGACAGATAAATTTGATCGACAAATAGCAAACCAAAGCGTCTCGAGGTACACGAATATAGTTGAGGGATTAAACGGAGCTCTTGAAGATTTAGAGGTCGCGCTTGAGGATGCCAAAGCTGTCGAAGTAGATTCATTTGTAAATACAACAGTTCTCGAATCAGACGAAGAGTCTCTCAAAACTTTTGGAGATGGTGTAAGTGATATTACAGCTAAACTCTTCGAGCTCCAGGGTATGGGTACGACAGCGTTCGCTACTTTAAGCAACGGAGTACAAGATTTCGTTGTAAGCTCAACGCCTCAGCTCTTAGCTTTCTTAAATGATTTCGAAGTAGCTGTTGAGAATACAGCTGAGAAGGTTGCTGAGAGTGTTAGCACTATGGCAGAAGATATGAATAAGGCGATAAGCTCTGGAGTTGCTACGATGATAAGCGGAGTCGCGGAGATGGTAGGTACAGCCATAGGAGCTCAAAAACCGATTGAGAATATTGGAGCTTTTCTTGGCAACACTCTCGGAGATATGGCGATACAGCTTGGTAAGTATGCGATCGTACATGGTACAGTTATCGAAGCTATTAAAAAGAGCTTAAAGAGTCTCAACGGAGTCACAGCGATAGTTGCTGGTACACTTTTGATAGCTCTGGGGGCTGGTATAAAAGGTCAAATAGCGAAAGCTGCTGAATCTGCTGGAGTCCCAGCTCTCGCGGAGGGTGGGTTGGCTTATGGACCAACTCTCGCAATGGTCGGAGATAACAAGGGCGCGAATATAGATCCTGAGGTTGTCGCTCCTCTCTCAAAGCTGAAAGGGATGTTAGGAGGCAACGCTGTAGAGGTATACGGGCGTATCTCAGGAGATGATATTGTATTAAGTAACTCGAGAGCTTCACGAGACAGAAACAGATTCTAAATGAGTTATACTATAGGCACATCTGAATTTACAGATTTAAAAAATACAGATTGGGAGGTTAAACTTGTGAGCGTTCCTGATCCTGGGATAGGTAGCTCTCCCTTTTCTCTCGGTCCAGATGGCTTCAGCTTAACGTATGATTTCGATGAGTACGATAGATGCAAACCGATTGTAGGGAGTAGAGTACAGATTACTCTATATCACCCTACAGATACAAGCATAAGCAATTTATTCGATGCCTTTTATAACGCTCTCGATACAGCAGAAGAGGGAACTTATAGAATAGAGATTTACAGAGATCCAGACTCAGCGAATGAGCTTTGGTGGGCTGGTGCGATAATGCCAGAACAAACAGTGATACCAGATGACTATCCACATGCTCCAGTTACTCTCACAGCTGTTGACGGGTTGGCTAATTTAAAGGGCATTGACTACAACAACGATGGAGCAGCGTACACTGGTACAGCTCTCGTTCTGGAGCATTTGCACAACATTATACAAAAGCTACATATCAGCGACATTTGGACGGCTTCAGATGTAGAGTTAAAGTTCTTTGAGGATTACATCGGTAAGGAGTACAAAGATCACATCGCTGGAGCTCAGAATAAGCAGCTCGAGAATGCAAAAGTACATCACAACACATTCTATAATAAAGACGAAGATGGAGTAAAACAATACTTCTCAACCTATGAAGTCTTAGAGAGTTTGGCAATTGCATTTAACTCTTCAGTTTTTATGGCTCAGGGCTCTATCTGGTGGGTACCTTTGGGAGCGATTCAATCACACGCATCGAATGGTACATCTATTGCTAACTATATGCTCGGAGATGGAACGAGGACATACAACACAGTAGCAAACGTCACAACGGGAGCGATATTTGGTACTAACTCCGCGCAATGGGAGAAGCTTAAAGGATGGGAGAGAACAAGTGCGCCCTCATTTAAAGAGGTATTAAGAACAAGAGAGTACCAGGGAAATAAACCAATAGTAAGAGACTCAATATATACAAAAGTTGATCTTTTAGCTGGTACTGTTCTCGATGATGAGGATATTGATTATCCAGCAGAAACAAGATTTTTAATATCTGGATTTATTACATATAAATATCCAGGCGATGGGACCTCAACAGACGACGACAGAGTAGCGCGTTTAAAGTTAGCGGTAAAGCTTAGAGTAGGAGACTCAGGAGGTACTGAGAAGTATCTTGCTCGAGCTGTTACTTTCGATGATACAAATGTCTCTTATGCGATGTTTTATAACTCGCTTAGTGATACCGATCCAGATACTCCTCAGTTTTATGATCCAATCTACGCTGCGTCATCTTGGGAGTCAGGAGTAAGTACAACAGATATAGTCAGCGATGTGTTTGATAAGAGGCTTGGAACGAACGCCCCAAACGACGGAGACGCTGGAGATATCAATTATATGCCATTTAGCATCCTTACAAGCGAGCTCGCAGCAGAAGCTACAGGGCTACAGCTCTCAGCGACAATATCGGGGTTAAATGTTTACGGGGTTAATGACACAGATTTAGTCGACGGCACAGCAGAGATAACGCTTGGAGAATTTGCTGTATATGTATACGATCAAGACTCACCGCAAGAGTTCAGAACTTTAGAAATTAAAGCGACTAATCCAGACAGCGCAAGATATATACATACTCAAGGCAGCACTCTTGTAGGGGATAGGATTACGGATAACGATTTAGGTACGATATCAATTAATAATGGCACTAATTACGTAGACTCCACAGAGTGGACCAATTTACAGAGCTCAACAGCTGAATTATCTATAAATGGTTTGGGAGTACGCGAGAGGCTCGCATCTAATGAAAACGCGAAAAGGATCGAGAGAGGTACGTTATACCAGAGAGGATCCACTTATATACATCCCTACACGATATTAACTAACACAGCAGATAGCGGAAACTTTTACCAGGTTACGGGGCTTAGGTATATAGCAAATCGGTGCGAGTACGATCTTGAATGTATGTTTCTCTCTCGTGATATAACAGGAGTCACAGTATCTCAAGACAATAGCAAAGGAGATGCATTCGTCGCTCCTCCTGGACCGACTCCATCAACAAAGGGACCAGGACCAGATAATATAATTAACGATAATTCAACAAAGCTCGGTTTCGTTACAACAGATACATACGGGATCACTCAAGTAACTACCTCGACAGGCTCTTCAGCTATAGAAATAAGTTTACCAATCTCAAAGTCTGGAGGAGGAGAAGAGATTGTGACTATTAACGCTCTCGGAGCTATGGCTCCCCTCGCAGATGGCGCGTCAGGTGAGTTCTTAAAAACGAACGGAGCTGGATCTCTCAGCTGGGCAGCTGCTGGAGGTGGAGGCGGTGGAGGCTGGTTTGGCTCTACAGCTCTACTCAAAGTTATGCCTTGTGAATTTATGGCAAACGATGATGCACCTTCCAGGAGTGGTTTTCAAGGCTTATATATTGAGGATGATACGAGTGGTTACTTAGGTGTTAGAGTTAACCATGCAAGTACTGATATGTATGTAATGAAGGCAATCCCTACAGGCTACAAAGCTACTCATGTACAAGTATACGGATCTACTGGAGTGATAAACGGAGTTACTGTTAATTTGTTTAGACAAACAACTGGCGCAATAGTAGCGAAGGGCACTGGAAATATAAATGCGTTAATTGACATTACAGATGTAACATCTACAGTCTTGAATAACATTAGCGTTAAGGTTTCTCCAGGAGCTACAACAATTATAATTTATGGAGCAGATATAACAATCGAAGCAGTATGACAATAGCAGAACTTACAGCCCTCATGGAAAAGATGGAACAGGCACTTACAGAAACAGCTGGAGCAAATCACTCAAAGCCATGATGGACGCAAAGATGTTGGGGCTTAATCTATTATGGGCAACGTGGGGCGCGGCTGTATGGCTCGCGGATCTCAATTATATTATCGCTATAATCGGAGGCGTCACTCTTATTTGGGTAAACGTCGAGAAAGCTATCACTCAACGAAATAAAAGAAAATGAGTTATCTCCCTTATCTCTGTATCATATTACTTAACATAGCGAATACACGTTATAAGCTCCAAACGTTCGGAAAGATGGACGGACACGATATGTTGTGTATTTTAATATCATTAATAGGATGCTTCACTTTGTAGCTTCAGAGTTTGACTCTCCCGATCTCCCTGGAAGCGGTGCGGAGTTTATGGATGAGGAGTTCCTCTCTCTATTAGATAGGGCGCGAGATGAAGCTGGTGTACCATTTAAGATAACGAGTGGCTTCAGAACTCCAGAGTACTCTATCGACTTAAAAAAGCGAGGCTATCCAGTAGCCCGTAACTCCTCACACCTTAAAGGACTCGCAGCAGATATCGCTGTGACAAGCTCCGCAAATAGGCTCATAATACTCGAGAGCTTACTATTTGTCGGGTTCCGTAGAGTCGGGATTGGTAAGGGATTTATACACGTTGACCTCGACAGAGCGAAGGTCCAAGATGTTGTCTGGGTGTATTAACAATACGCTGTTAATTACTTTTATTTAAAATTATTAATATCGGACAAAAAGAGTCCTATGTTTGCAATATGATTTTGAATGATAATAGTTACAATGTAAAATATAGTTCTCAGGTGGGGCGCGAAACAGAGAGTTTCAAAAAACAAGCGGTTAACAACTTGTTTCCACGTTTGCGACTTAAAGCACTGAGCACTATAATCATTATACTTTTATCCAAAATTATCAAAGTTCAATAGTAGGTATGGATAAGATAAAGCTAAATAAAGATATAGTTGTACGTGATGGTACGTACCAAGTTTATATATCGAACCAATTTTATCACTTTTCCAATAGAAGAAAAGCCAAAGATTTTATTAGCGCAGTAGATAACTACCTGAGCGCACAGTTCGAAATGATCAATGTTAATCTAATTAGTGTGTATGGCACTTACAGAAGATTAAGCTGGTATCTCGAGCCGTATGATCGCCAAGCTATAAGATTACAAATAAACGAAATAGAGTCTGCTATTGAGCTGAGTTTGTCTCGCTCAGACTGGTCTTCGTGGAAGGTCACAACCTTTGCAAAGCTTGACTACTCAATACAAACCTTAGATACTATCCTGGGACGTATGCATCAAGTCGCAAAGCAAAAGAAATACATCGTCCTGTCTGGAGAAATTCGATCCAACCTCAAAATGGTCGAGCTCTTAAAATTAGAGGCGAACAGGTTCGATGTGAGAAACAAAAAACACTTACGAGAGCCACTCTCAAAAATCATACAACTAAAACGTAACGCATAAACCAAAACAATATGAGCTTTTTGACTAACAATTACGAACGAGCTGCAACTGGCAGCCAGTACCTAAAATTCGCCCCAAACGATAAAGCGACTATTCGCATAATATCAAAACCGATGGAGGGTATAGAAGTCTGGAAAGATAAAAAGCCTATTCGCTGGAAGTACTCTGGAGAGATGCCAAAGGATGCTTATAACGCGGACGATAAGCCAAAACCATTCGCAGCGTTTGGAGTATGGCACTACGAAGAGAAGTGCTATAAGATATACCAGTGCTCTACTCGCTCAGTATTACAAGAGCTCGCAAATCTTAACGACGTAGAGGGGGATCCATTAAGCTACGACTTGACAATAACACGCAAGGGAGCTGGGTTAGATACTAAGTACTACGTCAAAGCGAGTCCAGCGAAAGAGCTCACAGAGGAGGTCCTCCAGGCTTCGCAAGAGTTCGCAGCGAATGTCGATCTCGAGGCTCTATTTACTGGAGATAATCCGTTTAAGTAATGGACATCGACAAGCTCACACTAAGCTTCAGTAGTTTAAAGCAGTTCGGCAAATCACCAGCTCACTTCGTAGGGTACAAAAACCGCATCTTTAAGCAGTCCGCACCTATGCGTAGAGGATGGCTCACTCACCTTCTCACCCTGGAGCCAAACGAGATTAGCTCACTCATTGTGCTCGACGTAGCGACAAGAGCAAACAAGGCTTACAAAGAAGCTGTTTTAATGCACCCAAAAGGAGAGCAAGGAGTCTTTACAGCTCGAGAGATTCTGGAGGCTCAGAATTTAGCTCTCGCAGTTAAAGAACATCCGCTGGCTAATAAGCTACTCAGTGAAGCTGTAGAGCTCGAGAAGCATCTCAAATGGGAGATGGAGGGCGTTAAGTTTCATGGGTACGCTGACATTATAGGGAGCGACTATATCGCAGATTTAAAGATTACAGATAACGAGCCAAAGAAGATTCAAAGATGGGTGATGGATAACCTCTATCACATGCAGCTCGCTATGTATTCAGAGGCTGTATTCCCTGGGCGCGATATGTCGAACTATCTTATTACAGTGGATCCAAACTCTCCTCATGGAGTCGTAGTATATGAGCTCAGTAGAGAGATGATGGAGGATGGCTTAAAACAGGCACAGCTGGAGCTCACTATGTTTAAGATGTGGTATAAAGATTGGGATGGAGAGAGCACTCCCAGGAGTTACGACTTCTATGAGCGCGAAAACGAGCCTATGATATTAGAGCTCCCAAACTGGTACAAATGAGACTCATGGATATAATGTACACATCTACGCTCCTGGCTTTAATAATAGGTCTAACGATATACTTGACAAATTACAAAAAGAGATGAAGGATTACATACTTAGAAAATACGGCACGAGGCAAAACTTCGCAGACTCTGTAGGTGTAGATGTTAGAACAGTGTACAGATGGATTAATATAAGCGCAATGCCTATGCTGAAGCACGCAGATAAGATTGTGCAAACTTCAGACACAACACGTCTGGAGCTCATCGGAGAGATACTATTTAACGAGGAGCAGAAGCAGTGAGTAAAGAGTTCAAAGGGGTATGGATCCCAAAGGAGATATACCAGGATGAAAAGCTCAATCCGACTGAGAAGCTCATCTTGTCAGATATAGCGACTTTGGGCGAATACTTTAAAAGCAATGAAACGATAGCTAAAGAGGTAAACGTGTCGATAAAAACAGTAAGCCGATCAATTAAAAAATTAGAGTCAATTGGATATATAAATACAAAGTTATTTGATGGGCGTCATAGGGTGGTCAAATTGACCAGGGCGGTAGACAAATTGACCAGGGCGGTGGACAAATTGACCAGGCAGCCGAGTCAAATTGACCAGGCAGCCGAGTCAAATTGGCTACATAGTATACAAGAGAGAAAACAAAAGAGTATACATATTAGTAAAGAAGTGGTTTATCCATTTAATGAAATTGAATTTATAGAAGCGTGGAAGATTTGGATACAGGAGCGAAAAGAAAAGAAGTTAAAAAACTACACTCAGAGAGGTGAGCAATCAGCTCTCCACAATCTCCAGAAGATATCTGGTGACGATTGGAAAACAGCAATACAAATCATAAATAACTCAATTACCCATGGATGGCAAGGATTATTCGCTCTCAAAGAGCAAAAAACAAGAGCTCCAAAAATTACAGAAGACTCAATTAGATGGGCTAATTCTCGCAGCTGACAGCATAGCGAGAGACTTAAACCCAAAAGACGCATTTAAAAAAGGATTGATTATTCAATCAGCTAAAGCTGTAGGGCTCACCCCTGTAAGGATGCTAATTTTAAGCCAATTAGAGCGACTCGTGAGAGCTGTTAATGCCAATAGGTCATTCCAG